ATTTGATATACATGTCTAAGAAACCAAAACCTGCACCTGCTATACGTCAATATAGCGTCGGATCGTTTTTAAATGAGAGTGATCAAAGAGTCATGGAGCAATTAGCTCTGGCTTGGGGAAAATCTAAATTCACACGGGATCTCAACTTCTTTTCTGGTAAGATTCTCGAAGAGTTTGGAGAGTATTTAATCGGGGACGATGAAGTACCACAGTTCAACTCTAATAACATAACAACGACAGGTGACACCAAGTTTAGTGAAAGTATTACAGTTATACTAACGATTTTGCATTGGCAACGTGAACATACTGGCTTTACTTACGGTCAACTTTTGTCACTTCTTGTGAAACGATACGCTGAACAAGCTGATCGTCATCATATTAAGATGGATGAACTCGTTAAATCAACATATGAGATCGGTGTTCCATTAAGTAATACTTACTGGTTCATTCGAACTAATAGAATAGGCACATTCTTTGGCGTCAAAATCGAACTTGCTAACGGTCAAGTTGCAATTCGTGAGGTCTTTCATGGTGATCCTAGAATACATCTGATCGATGATAACTTCATCTTACCTTCATCCTATGAACCATTCATGGATGAACAGTGGTGGGCTCATCTCGATTCAGAAACTCGAGGAGTACAGATTGATCATCAAACCTATTTGGATTTCTTTAACCCTATGGGAGTCGAACTCGTCCACACTAAGAAACATATCTACAATTATGTTAAGTTGGAAGATTTAGCTTTTAAGAAACCAATATTAGGCGATTTCGAAGGAATGCGCTTTGCTTAATCTCCTTAACACTGGACTAAGTTGTTATTCCAATCCAGTTTACTGTATTAAAAGATGGAGTCAGTACCGGCCTGAGGGCGATAATATGAGAAAAGATAATAATTGTACTCAACTCACCAGCTCTACATTGTGTTTAGCGAAATTGGTTAAAATTAAAATGGTAAACTATACTGATGTTTTCGCGAGATCAGTAAGTATGCAGAGCCGAGACGTGAAATGAGATGGCATCTCAATTTGACGTTAGACCCTGGACAGAGGATGAATGGGAGAGAAGTGACCGTTCTTTCATGGCAAGTCCTTTTGCACAATATTTAATTAAAGAAGGAGCTGAATTTATATACAGACGTATTGAAGCAGATCCCGCTCGAGCTAACTTGTTCCAGAAACCCTTCCATTATGGAGTAGATAAACCAGTCTACACTATTTTAGGTAAAGAGTTTGCTGGCCTGATAAACGGTATTGCCACTGGTAAACCGACTGTACAAGCCCGAAGAGGTCGTAAAGATATGGAAGATATGTACAAAGAGCTCCTGACACAGGTTGAACCCCTACCCGTCATGCACAAGATCTTATCTAATAACATTGAAAAGATTAAGACGCATAAAGGAACAGTTGACGCCTTAGCTGTAGCTGAGAAAGTCAAAGCATACCTACCTCATAACGATCCCGAAACAGATCCCGCTGCCATTGAAGATTTCATTCAAGACATGGTATCTGCCTGGAACGAATTGGCTGAGCCACTTCGTCACTCAGAGAAATTTCCGATCGAAGATGTAGCTGCATGGGGAGATCAATTTCCAAAGAATAAGAATGGAGGACACCCTATTAACACAACTGTTAGTAGTGATTGGTTTTATAATCACTGGTGGCCCATGTTCAAATCTGACTGGATTGATATGTTAAATAAACCTGATGTCACATTCGAAGATGTTCATAAGCAACCGCTTAAGAACAAGAAAGCTAATGAACCCGTTTACTACATAGGTTATAGAAGTCCTGATCGATTAATATGGATGGCGAGATTCTTTTCGAAGATACGCGGTGCATTTATCAACAAGAACGTAATAACCGGATGTGGTGACGGTAAAACTAGTCAAGCCTGGACAAACATTGCTAAGCTAGCACAGATAACGACTAAAGCTAGAAGTCGTAGTCTATCTACTATGTATGATGATCTCAAAGGTTACGATACCACGTTCTCACTAGCTCTGTTAATGGCAGCACTCAAAGCGTATGAATTGAGTGATTTTGCCACAGACCACTTGCAACTCAGGAATGCTGTCAAATTAGCACTGATGGAACTATGCTTACCAACTACTGGTCAAGTCAGTCCCACAAGAGCTTTACATGTACGCCCGGGATTATGGTCTGGTGTCGATATTACTCAGTTAATCGGAGGAGTCGTTCACAGAGGTATGTATTTCAAAGGTAATCGTAGTTTTGATATGGAACTCATTGAAACCATGGTCCTATCCGATGATGGTAAAGCCGAGAGTCTAAAACCAGCTAAAGAACTAGAAGCAATCATGCTTGGAGAATACTCCGAATGGCTAGCCAGTATAGGCATGAAACTCCACCCAGACAAATCGTTTGTAGTGGATCACAGTGTCACAACCGTTCTAGCAACCAGAGATGGTGAGCCTTACGAACATGCCGATTGTGGAGTATTTCTACAGTGGTTTATGGGTGATGGTACATTATGGGGCAATGATCCAAGAAGGAGATGGTCGTGTTATGAGAAAGAACGTGATAGCCGTGATGACGCTATTCACAACCTTGTCAAATTACATGCCAGTGCCTTACGTGATTCTCGTTCTCAATCGGGTGCTACTAAACCTGAATACTTCGATCTTTATAGACTAATCTCAATTTATGCAACAATGGGTCCGGATAATCCTTTGGAGGAAGTAAGTGATGAATGGCTGTTTAATACGTGGCCGAGCTTTGGAAGACGGTTCGCTAATATGTACGATAACGTCAACCCGGCATTATGGGACGAAGACATCCCTAGTCGTGGTGGTACAATGGAAAGCAAGATGACTACGCGTCATGTTGTAGACAGGTGGAGAAAGAAATTTGCTGGTGACTATGAGCAAGAATGGACATTCCCCCCTGTGAAAGGTGGTAGTGAAACTGATTTACAACCCCCAGACTCGGAAGCGACCCTTATTAACGACTCACTACATTCATCGACATCCAATTAATTAAATTATCGCACGGCGTGTTCGATACTATCCTTTGACTACAGACAAATGTCATAGGTATGTGTTAAC